GTTTCAACTAATGATTTTAAATTTTTCTTAGCTAAATCATAATATGATTCTTTTAATTCAAAACCTATTCCTTTTCTATTCATTTTAACAGCTTGAAATATCTCTGAGCCAATTCCCATAAATGGAGTAAAAACTGTATCATTTTCATTTGAATATAATAAAATTAATCTTTCAATAGTTTCTAATTGTAATGGGCAAATATGCTTTTCATCATTTTCATCTCTTCCGTTTCTATATCCTTGTAATGTATTTCCATAATCAATATCCATCCAAACAGGAGATGCAATTTTCTGCCATAAATCAACACTTATATTTTTATTCGTAACTGGCTCATTTCTTTCCCCATCTTTTCTAAATATCATTACATAGTCAGGAATTCCTACTCTGCTCATTGTACTATCTTTTTTTACTTGTTTATGAAGTAATCCTAATGCCTTAGTTCTTTGCATTTCAACAACAGGATCTTTCCAAATTGTAACTCTACTCGCATAGATAAAACCTGCATCTTCAAATGCTTTTAAAATCATACCGCTAAAATCACGCAGTCCAATAAATCCTTCTTTACCTTTTTGAATTGGCAAATCCATACAATGAACGCATACATTTCTACCTTGCTTCATTACTCTGTAAATTTCCTTAATTAAAAATCCAAACTGAATTAAAAACTCATTATAATCTTTAGAATTTCCCATATCTTCAACATGACTTGAATATGTATATAATTCAGCAAATGGAGGGCTAAATACACTCAATCCAATACTTTCATTTTCAAGTTCTGTTATTAATTGAACAGAATCTCCTCTTTTTATTTTATACCATTCATTTTTTTCTTCTGTATTATCAAATGTTGCTGATGTCATTAATTTGTTTTGTAGATTTGCATTTACTGCATTGCTCATTTCGTTTTGCATAATTTCAAATTGTTTTTGTTTTTTGTTTATTGCTTCATTTACATTACTCATTGTATCTGTTGTTATTAGATAAATATTTACTTCATTTTTCTGACCAAATCGATAACTTCTTCTAATTGCTTGATATAATCCTTCAAAAGAAAAATCTAAACTTGCAAATATTTGATTTCTACAATTTTGATAATTCATTCCAAAAGATGCAATTTTTGTTTTTGTTATTAATATTCTAAATTCATTATTTGCAAATCCTAATAAAGTTTTCTCTTTCCATTCATTTGTATCACTACCTTTAACTTCTTTTGCTTCGGGTAATAATTTTTTTAATAAATCACCTTCTTCATTTTGTTTTATCCATATTATAAAATTTTCATCAGGTTTAGAATTTATAATTTTAACTACTTCATCAAGTCTTTCAATTTTAGTTAAACGTAACTCTTGATTAAAATTAGTTGCAGAAATTATAGCATCATTAAATAAACTTCCATTATTTCTTTTAGAAGTAACAATTTGATTTTCTATTAAATTTAATTTCGGCAAATCATATCCATTCATTTCAAATCCAATATCCTGAGGTTTATTTAACATAATAGACCATGAGCCAACAAACTGATAAAATAATTTAACAGCATGACCTTTTAATCTCCATTTTGCTGTTTCACCTCCATCATGAACAAAATACATAGCAAGCATTTCATTTCTATTCATTACATCTAAAAATTCTGAGTGATTACCTAGCTCCATTGGATCATTAGGTGATGGCGTAGCAGTACAAGCAAGTTTATAAGGAGTTTTTTTAAATAAATCAATAATTAATTTTTTTGTTGAACCTTCATAATTTTTTAATATACTGCTTTCATCTAAAACAATTCCACTATAAATATTAAAATCAATATTTTCTAATTGCTCATAATTATTTACATGAATGCTATCCATATTAATTCCAAACTTAAATCCTTCTTGCTTTGTCTGACCAACAACAGCTAAAGGTGCAAGTATAAGAACTGGCTTATTAGTATGTTTATTTACTTGATTTGCCCATTCTAACTGCATCAATGTTTTTCCTAATCCGCAATCTGCAAATATTGCATATTTACCTGCTTTTAATGCTCTTTTCACTATAAATTTTTGAAAAGGAAACATCAAACTATTTAATTGTTTTTCATCCACTTCAAATCCACTTTGAATGTGTTTTTTTTGTTTTTTCTCAAGAAAATTGAGATAATCGTTGTTTGTTTTCATTTGTGTTGTTTTTTATTTGTTGTTTTAAAAAGGTAAATCTAATTTTTTATTTAATACTATGTCATTTATAAATTCATTGCTGTATTCAAATTCTGATTGAATTAATTGAATCCATGAATCTGAAGAATATCCAATTCCATTTTCAATGTATCTTCCGCTATTTAAATGATATTGAAAATCTGAATAACCAACCTTTCCCCAATGGTTAAATTTAACCTTTTGTATGTGAACAGTTGTAATATTATCAATGAAATCACGATAAACAGTTAATCCATTATCAGTCTTATTAAAAAAGTTTGCAGAACCTGAAATGTTATAAAGGTTTGGAACTTCATACTTACCAGTTTGTTTATCTTTCATAATCTTAGTTGGATGCGCTACTAAAAAACAATGCAATTTATAATTTTCGCAGAACATTCCAAGTTTATCCATGCTTTCACCAATGTACTTAGTTTCACTTTGCCCAAACTTATGTTCAAGTTTATTCCATGCATCAATTACAAAGCTATCCAAACCAAATCTAAATTTCAAACTCTTAACGTGATTGAGTATAGAATCCAAAGTAAAATCTTTCTCAGGTTTTACAAACCAAACTTTATTATTCAATGCTTCTTTTACTTGCCTTAATTCTTGCATACTCATTTTATCTTTACCTTCAAATGATTTACCTAATACTTTTCTAGCAAGTTTACTAAAATGCAATTCAGTTGGTTTATTCTCAGGTGAATAATAAGCATTGCGCCAACCATGTTTAAAATGTAGCCTTAAAATTATTTCATCTAAAAAGTCAGATTTACCATGACCAGGAATGCCAGTTATTGTAGTAATATATCCGGGTACAAAAGTTAAATGATTATCAAAATTTGGATGTCCTATTTTTAATCCGGGTTCAAGTCCGTTAATATAAATATCATCAATTTCGTTTTCAATATCTTTAACTGTAAATACTCCTTCAAGTGGAAACTCTTTAGGTTGACTTACTGATTCAATAATACCTTGAATACCATACTTTTGTAAACATTCGTTAGCATCTTTGCAATCTTTAAACTCAATATATTTACAACGTTCCTTGCCTAAACGTTCAGCTATTTCATCACGCAACCTTCTTCCAGCGTTATCGTTATCAAAACAAAGGTAAAATTCAGGCACGTTTATAAATTTATCCGCAACTTCATCCAAATACTCTAAATTATTGTTTTTTAGGTTCGCTCCGTTCGGAACGCTTAAAACGTTTTTATAGCCACTTTGATACAAGGATAGTAGGTCAACTTCACCCTCGCATAGAAACGCTTTTAAATCGCTTTTAAATGCGTTTAAACCATAAAATATAAGTTGAGAACCCTTGTGTAGTTTAAAATTCTTTGCGCCATCCCGATATTTTACGTTAATTAGTTCGTTTTGGTCATTAAAATAATTGAACTGGATCGTGTTGACTTCTTTGCCAACTTGTGGCATAAATTCCAAACCTTCGCTAATCTTCCAAAACTTTAAAGTTTCTTGATTGATACCTCTGCCTTCAAACCACTTTACAACTTGGTTACTTAACTCAGTTTTGTTTTTCCAATCAGGTTTAACATAAATCTTTTTTTCAATTGGCTCAGATTTTAAAAATCCATTCCACCCACAATGATGACAATGCCAAACTGATTTATCTAAATTAACACTTAAACACTTGATATTCTTTTTCTTACGCTCAGGTGAACACTTTGGGCAAATCGTTGTTATCTCTCCACTATGCTTATGCGCTGGTATTGTTATTCCGTATTCTGAAAATGTCATAAAACAAGTTTTGATTTTGTTGGTTGAACATTATTTTTCTCCCAAGTATGTATAGCTGCCTTCCAACTTTTCATTGTGTTCTTTCCTACCTTCCACCCATTTGATTCGTAATAATTCCAAAACTTTTCGGCATCAATACCACGATTCCTTTCAGCGCAATACTGCCGAACCTCTTCCAAAGTTGGTTTTAAATTTTTTGATACCTTTTTATTATTATTTAATTCATTTATAATTTCATTTTCATTTTCATTTTCATTTTCTAAAGGCATTGCGTTGGCTTTGCCAGACTTATGCCACCGCATAAGCGCATTTTCTCTTTGTTTAAGGCTATGAGTTTGGCGTTTATTAATCTCATTATCAAGACGTTCATTAAAAAATAAACCTTTATCATCAATCTTAAATTTATTCCAAACTTCTGCCACCGCATCTGCATCGGCAATGCCACCGCATAGCGATTGCATCTGCCGTTTTGATAAGTGACCATGTTGATGCATAGCACATAAAATTCTGATATAAACACCTACTTGTTCATCAGAAAAAAATTGAGTACCCGTTGTAAAATCATTTGGGTAAAATAAAAATGCTGGGTCTTTCATGGCTTATATGTATTATAAATTTTAAACCTTTTACTTGTGGGCGGTTTAAGTACACCACATATCCAATTCTCTAATTGAATATCATATACCAAATAAGTGGTAATCTTCCAAGATTTTGAAACATTGATACATTCATCAATAGCTTCATCAAAGTTTTTGTAAATCATAAATAAATAAAACCAGCCAACAAAGGACAACCCGACTGCAGAAGTTTATTAGAAACTGCATTTGGCAATGTTGGACTGGTAATATTTTTAATGTTTTTCATCAGGTTGTCGAATGCAAATATAAAAAGAATTTTGAATAAAACAAAAAAAAATTATAAATTAGCAAAATGTTAACGAAATTGACAACAATAAAATAGGAAGCCATGCCAATCTCAAAACCGACCAAGTAACCGACCAAGTAACCGATTAAGCTAACAATTGATAGTTAATAAAACGTTTGATGTCATTGCATAGGTTAAATGCCTATGTTTATTTTCGTGGCATGAAAACAATAACAGACGCACAACGCAAAGTCATGGATGAGTACGAAGCTAACTTAATCCATTTGCTTAACTTACCTGAGAAAACGCACAGGGACATTTTAAATGAAGATTTCAAACATGGTAGACCAGTTCCATGGGAAAAGCACAATCTTCAAAACAAAAGGAACTTTATCGTTGAAGAATTAAAGCGAATCCAAAGGTGGAAGAATGCTTAACGTTAAAAAGTAGTTAATTACTTAACCGTTACAACTTAAAAGCAATGTTCTAATTTTGAGGGCGTGAATGATGCGCTGCTCACCAAACTATATACAGAAAGCAAATATAAGAACCTTACAAAGAATATTTGTTCAAAGTACGGGCGTGAGTTTGCCGAGGACCTTCACACAGAAATCATTATTAGAATAATTGAGCGTGGCGATAACCTTAACGAAGTCAAAGATTTATTTCATTACTTTTTTGCTTTTGCTCATAGGACTATCAATGAGTATAAAATATCAAAGAAGTACGGATATAATTTCAATAGGGTTGACTCAAACAACCTATCCACCGAAAACATTGGAACGATTGCAGCGTTCAGTTACGAGTTACTCCCATCCGATTTACTCTATACCTTACTTGAACCGAGCAGAAATGATACGTTCAGGGATGATTACAAAAAAAAATTATTTAAGATTTATTTGGAGGTTGGGAACTATCGAGGCGTGGCAAAAGAAACAAAGATACCTTTGCGGAACGTATGCGACACACTTACCGAATTCAAAAAAGAACTGCTAAAAAAAATCAATGAACATACTATTAGTTATAACGGATAATACAGGCTTACAATATCACAGGCAGATATCACCTCATGTGGTACTAGATTCAATAACTGGAGGCAATGCAATCAATGTAACTTCGACCGGTAATTTTGATATGTACCCGGATGATAAGTTAAAGGAGCAGCAAATAGTTATTTTTTTACGTGCAATCTCAATGACCAGAAAAAGTGCTGAAGTTGTTAAGCGATGCCATAAGAATGGATGTAAAGTTATTTTAGATATTGATGATTACTGGAACTTGCCATCGGATCATGGAATGTTTAGGTACAGACCACCATTTTTTGAGATTAACACAATCGAAGCTATTGAGGCGGTTGATATGGTTACAACTACAACCAAGTTCTTTGGTAAGATAATTAAGCCATTCAATAGAAATGTACGTGTATTAGCTAACTGCATTGACATGGAGCAGAACCAATGGAAGTCAGATAAAGAACAAAGCGAATCAGTTAGGTTTGGATGGGTTGGTGGTGTATGGCACAAAGAAGATATTGCGCTTATGGAAGATTCGTTTAATTATTTATATTCGGATAACTCAGTACAAAACTACAACATCTGTTTAGGAGGCTGGAATGATAATCCTGAATACAGGTCAATAGAATTAATGATGGCAGCAAATGGTAGAGCCAGAGATAAGTATTTAAGAATAAGTGGAACGGATTATAACAACTACGGAATGATTTACGATTACATAGATGTTGCGTTAGTTCCGTTAAGAAATAACTTATTCAATAATTGCAAATCACCGTTAAAGATGTTGGAAGCTGCCGCAAAAGGATGCGCTGTTATAGCTTCAGAGGTTCAACCTTATAATGTATTTCCAACAAACACTTATTACGCTGTGCCTACATGGGATAACAAGAAAGGTTGGTATAAAGCAATAAAGCATTTGAATAAAGAGAAAAGGATGCGTGAAGATTACGCAAATAATTTAAAGGAATACGTTGCAAAGGAATATGATGCAAAGGAATGGGCCTTAACGAGATACCAAGTTTATTTAGACTTACTGAAATGAACATAGGCATAGGAATAACCACTACACCGAATCGGGAAGCTATCTTCAAAGAAAGTTTGAAGTATTTAAAAAAATACACTAAGGTTGCAAATCTATATATTCATAACGATACAAGTTATCGTGGCGTGGCTTATTCCAAGAATATGTGTTTTTATAATCTGAGATATAACACTTATAACTTTGTGTTTGATGATGATTGTTTTCCGATTTCAAGTGATTGGTTGGAATATATGATTGACTGTTTTGACTACACCGGCGAAAATCATTTTCTATTTTTAAACGATAAGATGCACCAACCGATTGAAAGTAATAAGCACGTTGGAATTAAAACCTACAAAGAATGTGGTGGCGTTTTTTTAGCATATACAAGTAAAGCGTTAAATGAAATAGGCTACATGGATTCCGAATACTCAGGTTGGGGATTTGAACACGCTGGGTGGAGTAATCGAATACATAAAGCTGGTTTAAATAGTGCGCCGTATTTGATGCCTGAGAAACTTACAACAATGCTTAGAGCGTTGGATTACGAAGGTAATATTGAGAGCAGCGTTAGTGATATAGCAAAGCGCAAAGGATTTGAAAACAATATCAAAGTATTTCAACGTGAATTAAACGAACAACCAACATATAAAAAATTTAAGAGATGAAACTATTTTTTAAATGCACAAGTAGAAGCCGACCGCAAAGAATGAAGAAAACAATTGACAGCATTGTTAGAAATGTTAGTGCAGAATGTGATTACTTTATTCAATTAAGCTTAGATGAAGATGACCCAACATTAGCTGAGTATTTTAAAATGATTTCACCGGTACATGAAAAGATTATCGGCACATCAAAGAATAAGATTGATGCTATAAACCGAGATATGGATTTGGTAGATGAGTGGTGGGATGTATTGATTAATGTTTCAGACGACCAAGTGTTTATTTCTAAAGACTTTGATTTGGATATAGTAAACAACATGGGTAACGATACCGATATGTTCTTACACTTTCCAGACGGCAATCAAGGTGATTTAGCAACCATGAGTATTATCGGCAGAAAGTATTATTTAAGGGATGGGTATATCTACAATCCTAATTACGAATCTGTTTATTGCGATAATGAAGCACAAGACGTGGCAAAGCTTAGAGGTTGCTATAAGTTAGTTAACAAACATATCTTCAATCACGAACACCCGGCATGGGGCAAAGGTCAATCAGATGAACAATACAGAAAAACAGAACATCATTTAGTTTATGAAAAAGACAGACAAACATACATCAACAGAGCCGCAAAAAACTTTTATCTATAATTATGTATTCACAGAACAACGAAGAACAAATAATACTAAACTACTTTTCAGAAAGGAAGGGAACATTTTTGGATATAGGTGCAAACGATGGAGTTACTCTATCTAATGTAAGAGCATTAGCAGAATTAGGTTGGAAGGGCGCACTCATTGAACCTTCAAAGATTAGTTATGATAAAGCGGTAATTAATTACAAGCAATATAAAAAAGTTAGAATATTTAACTGTGCTATCTCAGATAAAACAGGTCATTTTGAATTTTATGAATCAGGTGAACATTTAGGTAATGGAGACCATTCATTGCTTAGTTCATTAAAAGAAAATGAAACAAAACGCTGGAGTAAAGAAGAGTTTAATAAAACAACTGTAAACACTTTTACGTTTATGGATTGGTTATTACTTTGTAAGTACAATACATTTAACTTTATTTCAATCGATGCGGAAGGTTATGATTACGAAATACTAACTCAGATAAATTTAAAAAGTAGAGGAACTGAATTAATATGTGTTGAGCATAACGGTAAAGATTTAAATAAATATGTTGAATATTGCGAAAAGTTTAATTTTAAGATTATCAATATAAACAACGAAAATTTAATAATGGGTTTATGATGCTAAGTGTAATAATGCTAACCGTACCTGAAAGAGAAAAAGAATTTAATTTGATTCGTACTAAGGTAACTCAGCAAATAAACTATTGCCATAAAACACATCCAACGTTGGGAAAAGTTGAAATAGTTGAGGTTAACTCTAAAAAGTTTATTCATGGCGGTAAAAGCATTGGCGCAAAAAGACAGCAAGGAATGAATAAGGCTAAAGGTAAATATGTTATTTGGTTGGATGATGATGATAATATCTCACCGGATTATATTGAAACATTATTAAGATTAGCGGAATCAAATGCCGATGTTTTGACTTTTAATAATCTAAGTAAGTTTGAAAATTACTGGATGATAGTTAATATGAGTTTGAATAATAAAGAGGATGAACAGGCACATCCAGGATTTATTAAACGCAGACCTTACACTATTTGCGCTTGGAAAAAAGAAACGGTTAAGAATGTTAAATGGATAAACGATAATATTAATGAAGATGTAAGCTTTATAAATGAGGCATTGAATATTGTAAAAACAGAATGCCATACAGATAATATATTGCATGAATATAACAGAGAAACAAAATCTTTAGCGGTTGAATCTTTAAATTATAATTAATGAAGCTATCTATATTAATACCTACCGTTCCAAGAAGAAGTGAGTTTTATATTAAACTTATTGAGCATATCAATAAACAAAAAACTGAAGATGTTGAACTGATAACAGATATGGCAGATGTTGGAGTAAAAACAACTGGGCAAAAAAGAAATGACCTTTTAAATTCAGCACGTGGGGAATATGTTTGGTTTATAGATGATGATGATTGGATTTCAGATACAGCAATTGAAGATATATTGGAAGGTATTAAAACAACACCGGATTCATTTGCTATTAATGGAACTTGGTCTGAGAATGGGCAGAATGTAACTCAATGGTTTATTAGTAAAGATTTAGAATATTGCGCATCAACTGTAAATGGTAGAGAGGTATTTTTAAGACCACCTAATCATATTACACCAATGAAACGAAGCATTGCATTACAGATAATGTTTCCAAATAAATCAAATCAAGAAGATTATGATTTCTGCATGAGGTTAAAACAAAGCGGATTAATTAAAACAGAATATAAAATAAACAAACCAATTTACGATTATAGGTATTTGAATTATAATAAACTTTATGTATGAAAATAGCGGTAGTAACATTTGCAAATAATGGATATTCCGAATTAATTAACCGACAACAAACGGAATTTAAAAAGTATTCAAACTGTGATTATTTTCACTTTTCAAACTTTGAGGAAATCAATTCTCCAAGTCATTCAGAAATACCATACGCTTTCAAACCTTATGCAATTAAAAAGGTTAAAGACTTAGGTTATGATATTGTATTGTGGGCAGACAGTCCAGTATATCCAGTTAAAAAAATAACAGCTATATTAAACAAATTAAAAACAAAAGGCGTTTTATTTGTTGATAATGTTGGTTGGTCTATTGCAAGTTACACAAATGATAAATGTTTGGAGTTATTGCAAATGGATAAAAAGAAAGCTGACAAATCTAAAATGGTCATGGCTTGTTTTATGGCGTTTGATTTTAGAACTGAATTGGCAAATAAAATATTTAGTGAATATTACAACCATGCAATAAGTGGAGCGTATAATGGAGAATGGAGTAATCACAGACACGACCAATCAGTAATAAGTATTTTAGCAGTTAGGTATAAAATAAGATTAACACATCCTAAAACAATTATATGTTATGCAAATGAACCAACTCATACATGGTGTGAACATTCATGTTTAATTAGCAAAAGAACGTTATGACCGAACTTTATATTATAATAGCCTCAGTAACATGGGCGCATTTGACTGGAATACCACAAAGGTTCAAATGGGCATTTAAGAAAAAAAGCATTAAACCATTTGATTGTGAATTGTGTTTAAGCTTTTGGTTTGTTGGGTTACATTCTTATTTTTTGGCGCATGAACCTATATGGTTTGCAATTTGCAAAGGATTAGTTGCCGGATTTATTGCTGTACTGATTTATCATTTATTACGTTTAATAAAAATAATATGACAATTGAACAACGAAAAAGATTAGAAGGATTCAAGCATCAGTTGATGGTTTATGACCAATACAAATCTATTATGCCAACAAATGAAACGATTAAACAGATGCGTGAGTTATACCATGACATCGGACATCCACCAACTGGAAGCTGTGGCGGTTGCATACCAATGATTATTGAAACATTAATTGACCATTTAAAAGAGGAGGGTTTATATGCTACCTGAAGAAACAAAACAAAGAATGATTTTAGCATTAGAACAGAACTTAGGTATTGTTACTAATGCTTGTAAAGCTATTGGTATATCTAGACCGATGCACTATAAATGGCTGAAAGAAGATGCTGAATATAGAAGGGCAGTTAAAGACATGGAGAATGCTGCTCTTGACTTTGCAGAATCACAACTGTTAAAGCAAATACAAAAAGGCAATCCATTATCTACTATATTTTATTTAAAGTGCAAGGGAAAAAAGAGGGGTTACATTGAGCAAAACAATTTAGAAATAAAAGGAAACATGGTTTTCCGAGCAGACTTTGGCAAAGGCGATACTATACACACCACATCAGAATCAAACGAAGATACACAACGCCATCAATTGGGGGAGTGAGAAATATTACATTCTGAATATTGGTAGGCAGTTTGGTAAAACATTACTGGCTACAAATCAATTATTGTATTGGGCATTAAACAATAAAAATGTTAAGTGTGCTTGGGTATCTCCAACCTATAAGCAAAGCAAGAAAGTATTTGATGAGATGTATAAAGCATTTCAGAAAAGACCTGAGATTTATAGGACTGTTAATCGAAGTGAATTATTGTTGGAATATGCTTCCGGTTCTACGATTCAATTCTTTAGTGCTGAGAGATACGATAACATTCGAGGTTTTACTTTTGAATATTTAGTTTGCGATGAGTTTGCTTTTATGAGTGAACAGGCATGGACTGAGGTATTAAGAGCAACGGTATTGGTTAAAGGGCGAAAGGTATTATTAATATCAACCCCAAAGGGTAGAAATCATTTCTATAAGCTTTATCAAATGGATGGGTATAACCCGCAATATAAAAGCTTTACAATGACTTCTTATGACAATCCTATAATTATCCCATCTGAGATTGATGACGCAAAACAAACACTTCCTGACCATGTATTTAGACAGGAATATTTAGCGGAGTTTATTGATGGTGGAGCTGGAATGTTTAAAGATGTGCAGATAAATAACATGCCTGAAATGACAGGAAGATATTACGCTGGAATAGATGTTGGAAGAGCAGACGATTATACGGTGCTTACTATATTAAATAACAAATCAGAAATGATTTACTGCGAACGTTGGCGGCAAATGGATTGGACAGAAATTGTCCAAAAGATTAAACAGCAACTTGAGAAATACAATCCCGATACACTTATAGAGGTTAACTCAGTTGGTGATGCTGTGTTCGAAATGTTGCGTAACGAGATACCTTCGGTTTACATTGCTCCATTTGTTACCACATCAAAAAGCAAACAGGATATAATAGAAAATCTAATTGTTGCAAACCAAGACAAAAGTTTAAAGGTGCTACAAAATGAATGGTTATTAAAAGAGTTAGAAGTATTCAGCTACGAATACAATCCGAAAACAAGAAGCGTCAAATATTCTGCTCCATTTGGATTCCATGATGATGGGGTTATGAGTTTGGCAATAGCTTACCAATCATTTAGACAAGCTGAGAAAACTTATTTGTCCTCAACTTTCCGATAAAAATAGG